GAATCTCTGAGACTTCCCCAGTAGAGCAATCAACTACGATCTTTGTGTCTGCCATGTTTGTCTCCTTATGAGTTCGATATGCCGTAAAGCGTTGCTGTTGAGTATTGTGCAAAAAGTCCTAATGAATCAGGTGTTAAAGTGATTGAGGTAATTGCAGCTGTGTTTGCCCACAAACCAGCATCAAGTGCAGCAACGCTGAGAGTTGCGTTGTTTTCTGTCACTTCATCAATGCTTACAGATTTGTGATTTGATCCAGCATAATTGGGAACATAAACCTCTGAACTGGAAAATGTGCTTGCTGTGTATGTAGATACCTCAAAAGCAATAAACGCTATAGATGTCGTAGATGAGGCATTATCACTAGCAGCACTAGATCCGTTTCCATACAACCTGCGATAAGAGTATCCACTAGTTGAGCTATTAAAAGTTAAATAAAGTAGAGAACTTGGCTGTGTGTTTCTACCACTAATCTTTAAGCATAGATCCGTGTAAGTGCTAGGGATAGATGTAAAGTCAATGGTAGCTGCACCCAATACTCCAACAGAGACAGAGGCGATCTTAGTAAATGTAGTAGGCATTATGCCGCCTTAATTCCATAGAGGGTGAAAGTAGAGCCAGCCTTAAAACCACTAGTCGTGAAAAGATAGATGCTAGAGATTGCACTTGTTGATCTCCATAGGCTAACTGTTGCTCCCACATAAGAGCTTGTGTCATTGTTGCGATTAAGAGTAGTTTTATTAGTTGTCGTGTTGGCGTAATTCATTACTTGGAAAATGTTAGACACCCAAGCGCTGCCTGATGTATCACCTGCGACACCAGCAAAGGCATAGTTATTATTACTGGCTGCGCCCGATGCAGCACTAGATCCGTTTCCATAAACTTGAGTAAATGAATAATTGTTTCCAGTATCAGAATTAAACTGTGCTTTAACTGGATCACCGCCACCACCACCATCACGCAACGCGACAGAGACTAATACTAAATCTGTGTATGTAGATGGAATAGATGAAAAAGTTACTCCAGCTGATCCGCTACCTAAAGTAGTTGTAGCGATTGGCTCGTATGTTGATGGCATGACTACCCCTTAATTCCGTATAAGGCTGCAACAGTACCGCTGGCAAAGTTACCTAGTGGATCTGTAAGCTCGATGCTAGTGATAGCAGCTGTGTTCATCCATAGCCCAGAAGCAAGATAGATAAGACCTGAGCCGTTAGCATCGTATCCGCTTAGACCGCGTGAAGTCTTATTCTTGTTAGTGTCTTTGTAATCTAAAACATCAATGACAACGCCTGAGAAAATGCCAGAAGCATTAGATGCAGCCGATGTAGCAGACATGAAAGATGTGGTTGAGCCAATCTTGGCTGCTGCCGAAGCAGATGATCCATCGCCTTGCATCATGTGTCCGTAGTAATTGCTAGTGTTTGTGTCAGCATTAAAACCAATGTAAATGTTAGAGCTTGATGCAGAGCGCGTAGAGCGCGTTAGCATACGAATCTGTAAATGCTGATAGGTGCTTGGGATGCTCGTGAATTGCAGGGTTGCAGATGAACCCGATGCAGTTAGCGTAGCGATAGACTCATAAGAGTTAGTCGATGCTGGAGCACCACCGCTAGAGGCGATGATTCCAATGAGAGAATTGAGCATTACGCAATGCCACCCACGACTGTCCAATTATTTGCTGAGAGTTTAATCGCAGCGGCAGCCTTATAGCGTGCTAACACTGGCAATGCTGAGACCGCTCCAGCAGATGTCACTGTAGTTGTGCCAGATGTAACAGCCTGAATTGTAGTGATACCTGCGCCCTTCTGATAGACCACTAGGGTCGTACCAATAGGAAAGTTATATGTGGCATCTGTAGGGATGCTGAACACATTTGCGGCAGCGTTGTCCATTGTGACAATGGCGTTAAGTCCATCTGCCTTGACTGCTGTGTAAGTAAGACCAGTCTGTGCATTGACTGTAAGACCAGCGAAAGATGCATCAACTGAATCGCCTAGTGTCTCGATGGCTGTTGCGCCATTCTTGACTAGATCAGATGAGGTCGGAACAGTCCAACCGAAGTTAGGTGTAGTAGTTGCCATTAGGTTAGTGCTCCAGTCGCGTTAGTCCAAGTTAGTATAGCATTCACGCCAGTCCATTGAAGTGAGGCTGGCAATACTGTTTCCCATTGTGTAGTCGATAGTGAGAAGTCTGTAGCTGAGACATACAGGGTAATGTCCACATATGTAGGCGTAGCGTTCAGAGCCACATTCTCCACAAAGCCATCGAAAGTGCCACCTAGTAAATTGCTAGGCAGATTAGTAATAAGTACAGGCTCACCAAAAAAGACATTGATAAGGCTGTCAAGCATTGCACTTGGCATGTCTGGATTATCTAGACGAAAGCGAATAGCCCCTAATGAGCCGCGTGGATTCTTTCGCAGGTTAAGCTCTCTAGAGGCGATATCAGTGATGTCTGCAAGGTTCTTAATGTTAGAGTCCACCGAGCGCTCAAAGAGCCCGTAAGAGGCTATAGAGTCTGGATCTGAGGTACTGTAGGTTGAGCCGTATCCTGTAGCGTATCTGTAGATAAGGCTGTTACGGATGCGAGCAATCTGAGTTGTTGAGGTGATAGAACTTGGTGTTGCATAAGACCCGTCAAGGTTAGTAAAGCCATTTGCTGCGAGATAGTTAGATCTGTGATCCGCATCGGCATATGAGACATCCCCGTCCTTTTCCTCGTACATCTGACCAAGTGCGCTGTTAGCGATCTGGTCTGTCAAGGTCTGAGACTTAGCAGAAGCACTAGCTGCAAGAGCAATCATTGTGTAGAAGCCTGAGTCCACTTCACCAATGTATGACTCAGCATTAGCCCAAGTCACATCGGCTGGGTATGTATCCCATGTAACAGTCGGTGTGACCTCTGCCCAAGTAAGATTAAGAGCTTGACCTAAAATGGCTGCAATCTGTGCGCCATCTAATCCTTCTGCCAGAGCTGTGTTATAGACAGCCTTTGTCAGTTTAGCCAGTGAGCCAATCCCTAAGATTTTGCCTGTGGTTATGTAACCAATTTCTTCTGGACTACGCACACCGATATTAAAGTCTGACACTTCCCCACCGAATACAGTGACATAAGTGCCAGATGAGTTTTTAAGCTCTAAGGTGATTGGCTCTGTGACATTGATGGTAAAAGGTGAGTTATCTGTGTTGACGATCTCTACTTGGCAGTAACCTGCTGTGGCTTGCCGGTCAATATCTAAGCGACCAGAGGCAAAAGACACAGAGGTGACAGTCGTATAGACATCATCACCTACTGTTACTCGCCACTCTGGAAGCCATGTCATCCTACTGTTAGCGTTCCTCTGTCTCGTGCTTCACGCAATACTTGGTCGATAGCCTCTGCAATGGCGTTAGGATCTCCCACGCCTGTGTTCACAACGATAGTAGCACCTGCGCCATAACTGGCTGCTGCTTGAGCTGCATAACGAGAACCTGATAGTGCATTGGATAATGGTAAGCCTTGAGCCATACCGCTAGTCAGAGATTGACCAGCAATCCCACCCATGTTGATCTGGCTAAGGAATGCAGCGTATTCCTGCTCAGCTCGAGCTTGGTAGTTAGACCCTCGTACCGCGCTAGGTAAATCTGCACCCGCATTTAATGCCGTTACTAATTGCTCATTGTATGAATTGCTAGGGAGCATTTTATCTATTAACTTAAAAATGGTTGGATTATTAAGTGTAAAATCTGTCGTGTTTTTAGGGATTAACTGAGCAGAAGCCTCAACTGCCTGAGCTGCGGCTTCTGCTGCCTTAGCTGCCGCATCTGTGGCAGGTGCTTTAGCGTTTTGCAATCTATTTAACTCAATCATTTTTGCAATAGCAGCATCAAGGTTACCTAGATTGATAAGATCCTTTGGCTTAAGCCCTTCAAGGATTGTTTTAATATCTTTCATCTTAAGATCTTGGTTGATTAAACTACCAAGAATCTTATTGTCTGCATTAAGTCTATTTGTTGCAGCAATGATTGCTGCTTCGTCCTTTGCTGCAATCGCATCTTCTAGGGCAGAAATTGACTCTTTGACCCTTAGACGAGCAGTGTCATTAGTAATCTGCAAAAGCTGAGCAGAGCTAGTTGCCTTGCCTAATTGCTCAGCCTGATTTGTTAAAGCTGCTGCAACTTGAATCTTGTCTAAGTCAAAGACTTCGCTACCCTTATTCAGAGCAATGTTAGCCTTATCGATAAGCAGAGCAAGTTTCTTATCTCTGAGAGTTTTAGCTTCTGCTGCCTGTTGCTTTTTCTTGATGGCTAATAATTCAGCAGCGCGCTTCTTGGCATCTGACTCTGCCTTAGCTAGTGCATCTGCATTCTTCTGAGCATCGGCATAAAAAGGCTTACCATTAAATGCTGCTCTTGGAGCATTGGCTCCCGACTGTGGCTTTTTATTAAAGAAGCCAGAAGGGTCACCTTCAATAATAAGATCAACAAAAGGATCTGTTGCCTTAACAAATCTTGCCACGATGTCGGCGAGACCTTTTATAGGCGCGTTGATCGCTGTTGCAAGCTCTGTTACGCTTCTAGTAAATTCTGCTGCGTTGTAGGCTGCTGTAAGCATGTCATCTGCTAAAGCACTTACATCAGTATTGCCACTTAGAAGCAGTAGAGAATCAACCAAACCACCGCCAATAATTTCAGAAGCTTGCTCAGATGCAATAGCAAGTTTGTTAATCTGCCCTGTGTAAGAGTTAGCAGCAGCTTCGCCTTGACCACCAAAAAGCGCAGTGATTCTTTTCTGGATTGTCTCGAAATCAGCACTGTTCAGTTCTGCTGTTGTAAGACCTAGATTAAGACTTTTAAGACCTTTAGTGTTCCCAAGATAAGCCTGTGATAATTTTTCAGCCACGCTAGATGCATCGGCTCCAGTCGCTGCCGAGACATCAAGGGCAAGATTTAGAAGCTCTTGGCTTTTAGTAAGTGAGCCTGTAGTCTGCAACAGCGTTAAAAAGGCTGGCTGAAGTTGATCTCGATTTACACCCGTGGCAAGTTCTACCTTGTCGATGTAACGATCAATCTCTGGAGCAGCAAAAGCAAGACCTAGATTAGTCACCGCAACTCTTAAGCGGGTTGCTTCTAACTCTGAATCTGCAAAAGCCTTAACTGCGCGTTTTCCATAATTAACAATTTGCTGAGTACCAAAAGCAAGACCTAAAGCCCCACCAAGTTTTTTTACCCCTTTAGTAAGTTTGTCTGTTGAGGTCTCAGCTTCTTTAAATGCTTTTTTGCCAGTAAATTCAGCAAGGATATCAATAAATACATTAGCCATAATTAACCCCTCACTGTAGCTCTGTCGTTAAGTTTGGCTGCTGTCGATTCTATTGCCTTAATTACCGCAACTGTTGCCTTGCCATTGTTTTCTTCATAGGCGCGATAAAGAGCTCGACCTTGTAATTGCTTTTTGCCAACCATTTTATTTAGATATTTGCCATCTTGATTTTGCACAAAGCGACTGTCTGGATTAATACGACCCATAATTTCATAAATTGCACCAGCTCTGCTTTTGTTGAAAACTCGAGCTAGTGATCTAAAACCTCTACTGTTAGCTTTAGAAGGTGTTGTTTTGTACCCAACCCCAGCTTTAACAATTTGAACATTGTAGGTCGGAAAAGTTCCCTCTGACATTTGACGGGGCAACCATCCACTAAGAACTTCCCTTTGATCTGGAAGATATCCTTTAGCAGATCTAGTAATAGGTTTTAATGCCATACCAATTTGAGCCGACATTTTTTTAGAAAGATCAGGCGTGAACTTACGAAGAGCTTTGCGAAGCTCAACGGCGCCCTTTACGCTTGCTGGCATCGCTCACCTCTTTCGCTTCATCCTTGAGCCCCTGCACTAATGCATCGAGCATATTCTTATCTAAATCCAACAACTGCTGTGGCGCGATCCCTAACCTAATGCTTAGCCTAGCAATTAGGTAGGTGAACGGAAGATCGCGCTTTAAGCTAAAGGGTCTGAATCCTCAACCGAAACAGACTTTAGTGTTTCGATAAAGTCAATCCCGAAAGGCTTGACAGTTTCACCTGACCTGCGTGTTACTTCCCATGCTAACCAATAGACATCGCTCTGCTTTTCTTCATCGCGAAACGCCTTATGGAAGCCCTTTTTAGCGTACTGCTCAAATGAGTACTCCACTGCTGGAGTGATCTCGCCTTCTAGTACGCTTCCATCTGTACGAACTATCTTTAGTTTTGCCATGAGTTTGCCCCTTTGTTAGTTGTTTAGAATGTGCCTGTTGTGGCTACTGCAACTGTTGAGTTAGCAGTAAATGTGATTGACTGTGTAGCCATATCGCCTACAGCACCATTGATGTCTGTAGTGTTATTGACTAGCAATGAAACAGTGTAAAGAGGGTTAGTCGCTGAGATTGCTGTTCCCTTTTCCTGTAGGAATACACATGTGACTGTGGTTCCCCATGCTGCCTGTAGTGTTGCCAATACATTTGCAGATGCTGTGTCATTTAAGAAGTCGATTGTTACAGTTGATGCTTCTAAGCCCTTAACGAACTTGTGTGAAGAATCGCCCATAGCTGTTACTTCTAGCTCATCGAATGTGCGGTTAAGAGTGATTGATGTGACATGGTCAGAAAGATCAACAGTGTTAATCTTCACGCCTACTTTATTGTTTAGAAATACAGCCATGAGATTATTCCTCGTCTTTCTTAGTAGTTACTGGCTTTGGTGCTGGTGTGCTTACTTGCCCGATTTTCTTCAGGAAGTCAGCGTTTTCTTGTTCCCACTCGGACATGTTTAGCTCCAACTCGTTAGGATCGATACGGACATCTCGCAGCTGAGTAGGTCACCCGAAGCAGCGTTGAGAATACTTGGTGCGCTGATAGCGCTTACATTATAGGTCAAAGATGATGCTGCGAGCTTTGCGAACACGCCACAGACTGTGTCCTCAATCCCGTTAAGGTTGCCTTCGTTATCGAATAAAGGCACTGTCATAATAATCTTAAAGTTAGCCATCGGGCTGATAGTAATGTGCTGATTGTTGCTAGGTGTTAAGTAAGGATCATCTGGAGAGACAATCACAGAGTTAGCAAGGACTGTTGCAGGTGGGAAAGCAAAGGTTTGCCACTTAGCGTTATCGACTAGAGCCGTTGCTAATGTGGTGCGTAGGGTAGTAACTGCAACAGGCATCAGCCCACCATCGATGTAGGCGCAAGTGCATGCGCGATCAATCCTCTTACCTTAGCGAGTAGCTGTGCGCTCATTCGATAAGGTGAGGGCTGGAAATCGACTGCGTTACTGCCTGAAAGGGTGGCTGTACGCGCTTGCCAGATCTCAACAGCGATCATCAAAGCTGCATTCTGAACTGCTGTGTCTGTCGTGTAATCGACATAAGTATCGCCTGAGACTGTGCCAAAAGGTTGCACTGGGTGCTCTACTGCTGCCACATTGTTATTGCCTGTGATTGCGTAAGTGATGTTGTAATCGCCTACTCCAGTAAGAGTCTTATTGCCGTTGTGCTTTGAGCCGTTGCCAGTAATATTTACTACCTGACCGACATAAAAAACCTTCTCAACTTTGTCCTGAAAGTAAAGAGTGCCTGTGTTAGTTGTGTTGCTATGTGCGATGTTGAAATAAGAGTTAGTCCAGAGCATAGGCAGTAAAACTGCATCGGATGCATCACAGACTTCCTGCAAGGTGGCATCTGGGTACAGCGTACCGACTCCGAGAGTGCTACGGAGTTCTGCGACTGTTGTTAATGCCATTGCTTTTCCTTTCGTAAGACTCTAGGGAGTCAGAGGGCTACTGACCCCCTAGAGCGACTTAGTAACCTATTAAGTTAGGTTGAACTTACGAACACCCTTACCTGACTTAGCAAGGTAGATTGCCAAGTATCCGTAAAGGTTGATTTCGATCTCGCCTGTTGTTAATACATTAACGCGAAGCTGTGTCTGTGGTGATTCCCAGACATAGACTGAAGATGGTGCAACCAAGAACGCTGAGTTATCGATTACGCCTGATGCTGAGATGTTGTGATCCACGATTAGGTCTGTGCCTAGTACATTTCCACGAACTGAAGTTGCTACTGCATTACCTGCCGCGTTGTATGTTGCACCCTGTGCTGAGTACAATGCGCGACCTGTTGTGTCTGCGTATCCTGTGATAGCTGCCCACTGGTCAGTCGAAGCGACTAGCTTATTAGCGAAGTCTCCGCCTGTACCCTTGTAAGCTGCTGCGCCTTCTACTGAGATGAATGATTGCAATCCAGCTGCTGTTGCTGCTGTAGTTGCTGCTGTAGTTCCGTCAGCAATGAAAGCTGCTAGAAGTGCTGCATCTGTAGCCTTCTCGTATGCCTTGCGTAGTTCTGTCATCATCAATTCCATGAATGCTGGAGATGAGCGATCTACGAGCTCGAATGATACGCGCTGTAGTCCTGAGAACTTGTTCACATTTACTGTGTCGTATGCAGATGTCATGCCTGTCTCAGATGGTGCTGAACCTTCGTTTG